CTGTATAGTCTTTGTTAGCATCTAATATAACTGCTTTAGAGTTAATAGCTGTGCCTGTACCTGTAGACCCTAGATCAAGAGCATTAATCTCTCCTACAACTACTGTAGCACCATCAAGTATATTTAATTCTGCTGTTGTAGAGGTAACACCATCCATAATGTTAAGTTCAGCAGCAGTTGCACTTATAGCTGTACCATTAAAGTTTATTGCATCTGCGTGAAGTGTACCGTCAAAGTAACCATCTTTAAACTCAAAAGAGCTAGAGCCTAAATCTACATCGTCATCTGTTGTAGGAAGTATTGATCCATTATTAAATGTTACTTGTGTTTCACCACCTGCAGTAATTGTAATTACGTCAGATCCACTAAAGGCTATGCTTGTGTTAGAGTCAGCATCACCTGCAATACTATCTAGTTGTACTGCACCTACATTTGATAAAGCAGCATCACCAAAATCTACAGCACCTGCAACGGTAAGTGTTCCTGATACATCTACGTTACCATTTATATCAACGGTAGTAGCAGCAATCTGTATTTCTGTATCTGCGACAAGATCAAGTTGACCATCAGTACTAGAGTTAATATAAATAGCTGTATCACGGAACTGGAGCTTTTCTGTGGAGGCTATAAGTATATCGTCAGAGAACTCAAAGTAATCTTCGTCTTCCATCCATTTAAGTTCACCGTCATTAGTCTCACCATCAAAAGTTACTGTAATGTCAGTACCAGTTGTACCATCACCAATGGTAATACCTGTGCCTAATAGCTTAGTAATAGGTCCACCTTCTGCAGCAGTACCATCGTGAGTGTGTCCTGTGCTTGCTGCAAAGGCAGCTAAAAGTTGATCATATTCATTGTTAAACAGATCGGCAGTAATAACATCACCGTCTGTAAAACTGGATTGTCTCGTGTATGTATTACCCATCTAACGTCTTGCTCCTACTTGATATTCTAATTGAAACCCTTTTAGGGAATATGGTGCTGTTTCTCCACCATCTTTAATTCTTAATGCAACAGAAAAACCTGATCCTTCTACTGACTGTCTTACAAGTGGCTGTGAAGGACCACCAAAAACAAACTGTGCAGCACTACTAGAGGTACTAAAAGTTGCAGAACCAAACTGTGCTGCAACTTGGGAACTGTCTAAAGCATATGCTGCAGGTCTTGCTGAGTCGGAAGCCTCATTGTCATAACGAACAAAAAGATCTGCATCTATTGCTGACTCAGGTTTAAAGTTAAGAATAACTCTTTGCATGTGTTTTCTAACACCAGTATCTCCAAAACTTAAATCAGGGCTTCTGTATCTAGCTAGTATTGCTGTACCATCAAAAGTATTACCTTCTTCTTGTCTGTGGATATAACCTGAAAAATCACCATGTAATACTAGGACATCTCCATCAACGACTAAAGCATCTGTAACCGATGGTTTTACTCCACGTATCTCTGCAAACTCAAACTTGTCTGCTCTTCTAACACAGATAATACCTCTTGTTAAAACTTCACCTTGTCCTGCTTTTGAAAAGAATATTCTATATTGTGTTTTATCTGGTATAACCACACTTTCAAATACTGTTGAATCTTTAATGTTAGCATCAAAAATAGACTGTACGTTTTGTGTAATAGCACCAAGAGCCGTATCACCAATTCTTGCAGTAGCAGCAACAGTTCTGAGTCCATCAGGACCAAGGAATAGCAAGTCACCTGCAAATTCTTGTATAGTATCTTTGTTTACGCATCCAATGTCTCTAGTAACTGGTTGTATGGCAAAGTCACTAAGAGTAGATCCTGTCATTTTAAATATTCTGTTTTCACAAAATATAAATAAAGAATCCCTAAATACTTTTAGTCCGACAATATTATCATCTACTTTGATAGTTCCTGCACCATCACCTGATTGGAAACCATCTTCGTCAAAAGGTTCACTAAATACTAAGGTCTGTGGTGTAGCAGATTTACCTGCGTAAAACATGTGGTTTTTAAAAGCTACAACTATTGTAGAACCTGCTACAGAACTTTCACTAACATCTGTTGCTGATAAAGAAGAATTAAAAATAGTTGGGGCATTTGCACCATCAACAACTATAATTTTTTCGTTACCATCAAAGTTATATCTTTCAAAACTATACTTACCTGCACTAGTTCTACCAGTATCTCTTTCAGTCCAAGACTCTGACACCACATCGTCAACAGCATGATTAGCAGCAGTTGTACTTGTAGCAGCACGAGTTACTCCTGTGAAAGTAGTAGAGGTAACACCAGTGTATGTAAATATTTCACTGTTAATTTGTAATGTTCCGCTAGAGGAAAATCCTGTAGTAGAGTCTACAGTTATAGTTCCAGAACCTGTCATGCCTGTAGTAGAAACAATCTTAGTTGCAAGCTCAGTAGATGAAGAACTAAATATCTTCTCACCCCTAGCTGCTAATACTTTGTCTGCAAAGGTAGCAACCATAAGAACTTTTTCACTAGAGTCAGATGTTTGAGGCACTTGATGATTTACGTATTTACGAAAACCATTTATTCTTCTATAGCCACCCTCAATGTCAGGCTCAAAGTTTTCTAACTCTAATGCTTCTCCTGGCTGCATTAAAAATGTAGAACGGTTTAAAACTAAACCACCCTCACAGTTAAATGCTGCAGGTTGAGCTTGAGATAGATCTGGCATTATGAAACAACTCCACCCATAAAGTTAGCAGAACCTCTAGGAGCAATGATGACTGTAGATCTTATATACTCATATTTATTAATAAGTAGACTTTGCATATTCTTAATACCCTGCTCAAACCTAGCAAAGTTTAATTGATACTGTTGCACCTCACCTCTATATTGATAAACAAAAGCAGCAGCACCATCTACAATTACAGGTGCAAATCTATCTGGAATACTTGTAGTATCTCCATGTGCTGATAGATCAGATGGAAATGTAAAATAATCAAATATAAGTGTGTATTGTTTATCTGGATAAGGGTATAACAAATAGTTATTATCGGGAGTTCTAACTATATTTCTAGGAACACCACCGCCATCAAACTGTGTTACTGTTGTACCACTAGCATGTGTAGCTGCAGTTGTGCTGTTAGCTCCTCTAGTGCAACCTGTAATATCGTTACCTAAAACACCTGTGTAGGTTACTTGCTCACCACCGATATAAACAGTTCCTGAAGATGAGAAGTCACTAGTAGATGTTAGAGTAAGAGTTGTTACAGAACTTGAGTGTGATCCATTTAGAGTTGTTGTTGCAACTTGATCTTCCTCATTAGGATAACCTTTTTCTATGTACTCATTGTAATTAAGAACTGTTAAATTATTTCCTGCGGCATTAACATCGTCATCTTTTTTAATTCTAGCCGTAGCATAATCTATTGATTTAGTACCAGTCGGTGCGGTATATCTACACACACCTGGAGTTAAAGTAGAAGAATTTTGTGCATGATTAAAAGAGTATCCAAACTCCCTTTGGTTAATGTACCTTATAGATTCATTAACAGCATTTTGACATTGTACCTGAACACCCCTTGCACTAGTAAAAGTAGTAGAAGTAAGTACTACTTCATTCATACGTGTAATTACATCATTAGTTAATGAGAGAAATGTCAAAGCCATATTTTTTCCTTAGATAAGCTAAAGGGGCCAACCGAAGTCAGCCCCTAAAGTGTTATGCTAGTAGATCACGATCTACTTCGGTAGCTGCCACACGGCCTCTAGCACCTGTGTCGATGCAACAAGCCACGACACGTAAGATACCAGATGTAACATCTGCAGATGAAGCAATCAACTTAACGTCAATTGTATCTGTAGTTGTTACGTGTGCTGTAAACGTATCTGCTGCTGCAGTGTTTACAACCATACTTTGACCGTTTGTTCCGCTTGCTAAGAAACCTGCAGAACTAACATCACCACCGTCAACGATGTCATCACCTGCTGCGAAATCAATATCCACAGTTGGAGATGTACCGTTAAAAGCAGTCTCAACTTCAGCACCTGCAAACAATACTAATGTATTAGCAGGAATTTCTAGAAGCTGAAAGATATCCCCATTGGTACAGGAATATCCGTCTTCAACCATTTTAGCAATGTCAAGACGTGCTTCACGCATGTACATTCCCATTGCTTGATGGCGTGAGGTAGCTGCTGCAATGCTGTCAGAATCGACACCAACAGTAGCTTTTGAGGTCATGTCAAAAGTAGCCATATCTTAATCCCCCCTTACGCTGCGTTGTATTTAGCAGTAGCGATAGCTTCTGGACGAAGTATCTTTCTGCCGTATAGGTGCATACCACGAACAATGTCAGCAAAGCTGTCAGGGTCACGATATGTTTCTGTCTTGTTGATCTGCTCTGCAGTTGCTACAGCAGAATCATGTCCAGCAACAATCACACCAAAGTTTGAGTTTTGGTTTGCTGTTCCTGATGTACCTGGACCAGTACCTACAGCAGGTAGGTTTGATGACACGTACAAACGGAAGCCATGAAAGTTGTTGATTACAAGACCGTTACGTAGTCCACCAGAATCACCGTAGTCTCCATTCATGAAGCGTGAATCTTCATCGGAAAGTATTTCCATGAACACAGGGTCAATTACAAGCCATCTGCCTTGTGAATCAACTTGTTGCTGATCAAGCAATCGTTTCATTCTGGATACAACCATCGCAGGTGAAACTGTAGCTGTTGGTAGAGAAGTAGCACCTGGCATACGTGCAGTTACTGGGATTGAGTGATCCCCTGCAGATGATGTTGTGATGTTACCAAATGAACTCTTAATCAACTTCATGCTTGAAAGCAATTCGTCTGAACCAGCAGATGTAACAGCCTTTGTACCATTTACTTGGTCATTAGCTGTAGACGCTACTGAGTGCAAAGAAGATTGCTTAAAACCTGACAAATAACCAAGAACTTCTTGGTCATACTGGTCAGCTAGTCTGTAAGCTGCACGATCTGTTGCAAGATCCATGAAGTTTACGTGTGAATGAGCTTCTTCGATATCGTCCATTTTGAACGCAAAGTAGTTAGCTTTATCCACTACTAACTGAAAATCTTCATCGTCAAGATCTTGGGCTGTGACTGTTGTGCCACGTGCATAAGATTGAACTGAGATTTCAGGTTCTTTAATAATGCGAACTGTGTCGCCTTGTGCGGAAATTTCACCAAAATAATCTGAATTAGTGATATCTCCTACGGTAGCAGCCTTGCGAAACGCAAGTTGTACCTTCTTGGAATAGATTACGGGACTAAAATTACCATTAGGTAAATTACCGTAACCCGATGCGGTTTGAAAAGCCATAATTAAATCCTCCTGATATTTGGCTTGAATTAAGCTTAAACATCTAAAAGGGGCTGTACGTTTTCTAGGGTGCAGTTAGCATTTACTTGCGCTAGCAAATACCACTGGGCCTATACTTGTCCAGGTAGTTCTTTGTAGTTTAGACTTTTTTGTAGATTTGGGTGTGACAAAAGGTAGTCAAAAAGAGGCTTTTGTCAACATACCCATAGTTATACTGCTGAATTTTAATTTGTCAACAGTTATCTGGCTTTACCAGATATATCGTAAACAAACTTACCCGAACGGATAGCTTTGTTAATATCATCAGAATTTGCTTCAAATTCCTTATCGGACATTTTAGCAACCTCTGACTCACGAATTACGTCATTTGCATCTTCTACATCTATTTCTGTTTTACTACGTTTAGTTACAGTAGAAGCTGCATCTTTAGCTTTAGCTTTCTTTGCAGTTTTTGTAAGACCTTTATCTACTTTATAAAGATCTATAACACGAACTACAGAAGCTGGATCATCTGAGTTTTCGTATAGTGCATCTTGTACCCATTTAGGTTGTTCATCAACCCAACTGTGAAACTCGTCTGATGCACGTAGATCATCAAAGTCTTCATGTGACTTACGTATCATAGTTTCAGCTTTAGTTCTTTCAGCTTCTGTTTGAATTTTATCAAACTCTTGCATACGAGC